ATTTTCTCATCTAGATGTGCCTTAACTTTTCCAGAGGTAGAGTCTCCTTTAACAATGAGCACCTTATCTCCGCCAAAATTATCGTACTTTTTTAAGTTTTCAATAAAGGTATCTGTAGAACCTTGACCACCATTACTATCACTATTGAGGTGCTGGTCTTCAAAGATATCTATGGCGTATGAAGGTTCTAAAGTATCAATCATATTTCTAAGAAGAAGGAAGAAGCGCCCCATATAAACGCCAATTTCTGCAACGCCACCTTCTTTGTTCCAATCTACGTTAAGAACTTTCATAAAATCTGGCAAAGTTCTAACTACCCATCCAGCAACTTTGGTAAAGCCATCATTAAGATACTTATCGTAATGAGACTCAACTACCTCTTGTCCTATTCCCATAAAATCTAAGTTACTTTTTACTGTAGTGGCGTACTCTGGGGGCAAAGCCATTTTAGATAGTTTAGTAAATAACTCTTGACTTTCATCTTGGCGTCCTACCCACCAAGCACATACAGCCTTTTCAAATGTTAAACAAAAATCTCCTGGGTAATCCACACCAATAGGAAGTGGTGCGTGATTGCCCGATAACTTATACAGGCCAGTCTCTGCATACGTATAAGCCTCTTGCCAACTTTTATTACGCTCACCATAGCGAGCAAGTAAGAACCACGCCTCTGGTCGTCCTGGCTGATATGCCGCTGCTTTTAAAAATAAGTTTTGCACTGTGGCTTGTCTATTCTTTTGAATTTCAAAACAATTTGCAGAGATTAATAACGAGGCATATACGTACTCAGGGTGAGTGTAATAGCCATACTCTGCAGTTCTTAAGTAGAAAGATATAGCCGATGCAGTTTGCCCAATAGATTTGTACTCTGTAGCAATATTAAAGCAGAGTACTGGATTAAAGGGGTCATTACTTAACTCGGTAACTAACTCGTCTATGACTTTAAACATTAATCGCCTCTGCAACCATGCTATCTACTAGCACTCCTGGAACCTGCAAAACAAATGCAGCGTTATCAACGTAGCCAAAGGTTATCAGTAGGTCATCACCTAGTTGAGCAGCACCTGCGGCAAACTCTATCTGCCCATCTAAGAATGACCAGGATGATGGGGACATGCCTTCCAACACAAAAAATTCATTCCATACACATAATCTGTGGCGATAGGTGGCGTTCTTCTGTTTCATGTAGTTACTAAATAGAACTACCTCATGGGTGATAGCAATATATTTATCGCCCCACTTAATGACTTGAGAACCACCACGTTGGTCAGAGTTAATGGCATTACCTTCTTTATGCGAGACCTGCTCACACGTAGGTTCTTTAGGATTAGCCTTAACTACCTCTGTAGGAGAGGTCCACTTAACGTACTGGAACTCTCTATCTAAAATTGGCATCCAGTTCTTCTCGCAATAAGAAGTTTCATCTATTGGGGCTGGAATTCTTACACGAGATACTTCTTTAGCAGTCCACTTCTTCTTATCAATCTTTAACTCTGATAGTTCCATACGACCTTGACCGTTAGTGGTGGTATCTCGTCTAACTCCTGTGGCGTAATACTTTCCGTCCCATTTAACAAGGCGTGCATCTTCTTCACCAACAAATGTCCAAATAGGTTTTACGTCTAATTTTGTTGTATCAATAAGTGTGTAGTTAATGATGTTTAAATCTTTATCAAGGCGGCAAAAATAATTAGCAGTTACTAGCCTTTGGTCTTCTTCTGGATGTAGATATGCCAGTGGACCCCAGACGCTAGGAAAGCGTTGGTCATTTTCGGCGTGGTATAGCGAGTAGTTGATATGGCGCAAAATACAAAGAATATCGCCATCATCATCTATAAATACAGATGGGTTCATTAACCCAGTTCCACCAGTAACGGTTGCAGGGATAATGAGGGGCTTTAATTTTCCGCCTTGTTGTACCGATTGTTGTACCAGATTCATGGGGTGAGTCTAGCGGTAATTAAGCACCAATCAACATAAACTCAGAGAATGCTGCTCCAGCCGCAGGTGTAGACCATTGGACTCCTGAACCTGTAGATGAAAGAACTTGACCGCTAGTGCCAGTTGCAGCGCCTGCAGTTAGTGTTCCAGTAAGTGTAATGTTAGAAATTGTTGGGCCAGTACCAAATACAACTACACCAGTACCAGTCTCATCTGATAGAGCCGCAGCCAGTGCCGCAGAGTTACCGTAAGAGCCAGTAGCACCCGTTGTGCCTTGCGTACCTGTTGTACCCTGAGTTCCAGTAGCGCCTTGGCTTCCTGTAGTTCCCTGTGCGCCTGTAGTGCCTTGAGAGCCAGTAGTACCTTGAGTACCTTGACTTCCAGTAGTTCCCTGGGAACCTGTTGTTCCCTGGCTACCAGTGGTTCCTTGAGCACCTGTAGAACCCTGTGTACCAGTGGTTCCTTGGCTTCCAGTAGAACCTGTGGTTCCCTGTGAACCTGTAGTTCCTGTAGTTCCCTGTGAACCTGTAGAGCCTGTAGTTCCTTGTGAGCCTGTAGTACCTTGGCTACCAGTTGTACCTGTGGTTCCTTGAGTACCAGTGGTTCCCTGTGAACCAGTAGAACCCATATCACCAGTACGAGCAAATGTGATGATGATGTCATCAGTATTAGCAAGAGTTCCATTACCAGAGACGTAAGAACAACTAATGGTAAACCAACCAGTGTTATCTGTTACTGATGAGATTGTGTAAAGTTTAAATACAGTGGCATCGTACTTCTTAGATACACGGAAGTGACCCTTTATAGTTGATGTTGAACTACCAACTGTGTTTAAGAATGATGATATATCTGTTGCGGCATCATTACTAGAATCAATGTACATAGCAGTAGCAGATGTTGGAGTTGCATTGTTAAAGCGCAAATTTCCAGTACCTGGGTCAGATGCAGTTGTTGTAGTGCTGAAGGTGTAATCAAATGTAGCACCACCAAAGTTACCGTTTTGTCCTGTAGTGCCTTGAGTACCAGTAGTTCCCTGTGAGCCTGTAGTGCCTTGAGAGCCAGTAGTACCTTGAGCACCAGTTGTGCCCTGTGAGCCAGTTGTGCCTTGAGAACCAGTAGAACCTGTAGTGCCTTGAATACCTTGAGTTCCAGTGGTTCCTTGAGCACCAGTAGACCCTGTAGTGCCTTGGCTACCAGTTGTACCTTGGCTTCCAGTCGTACCTTGGGTTCCTTGAATTCCTTGGGTTCCTTGAGCACCAGTAGAGCCCTGGGAACCAGTAGTACCTTGAACTGTAGGTACAGATGTATCAATAGTATTTGCGCCAGAGTTGTAAGTAAATGAAATGTTGTTCTTTGAACCGCTGTTTAACGCAGTTGCAACACGTTGGTTTGTGAAGTACTTGTTAGTTACACCTTCTGAAAGGTCATCAGTTGTGTCTAAAGCAGCGCCAGTAATTAAGTTTTCAATAGCGGTTTGATTGAGGTAGTAAGGTATTGCAGACCAATGGGTAGTGCCACCAACACCAATCTTAAACTTTTTTGTGTCGGTTTCAAAACCAATCTCGCCTTCTGACAAGATTGGGTCTGAGGTACTCCACTGTGTAGCGGTTCCTCTACGTACTTGAATCTTTACTGTCACTGGAATGTACCTCCATCGTATGTATACTCAAAAGTGGTTAAAGTAGGTGTTCCACCATCTACGGCAGTCCCTGTGTAGGTAGAAGAAGGACTTCCACCATTTTCAGAGGCTACAGTTGGTACAAACTCAATCCACGAACCACCATTGTAAACGAACAGGCTTTGTGTATTCTCATTGAAATACACATCGCCCTTGTATCGTCCTGTTGGCTCTGAAGGAGTTGCCAGTACATTGATAGGTACCAGTGCTTTTTTGCTCATGGTTTATGCGTGTACCACAACTCGGTATGTCTCTCCTGAAACAGGAGCAACTGCGAATCCGATAGTTACTGTGTTAGTAGTAATGTACGTTACATCAGTAACAACTTCCATAGCGCTAGAAATTTCATAGACAGTCACTTGAATGTCTGTAGTTCCTAAGTTGTGGCTAAGAGTAAACTCTGTAGCAGAGTATGGAGATGCTGGTGTGATAGTAGTTGCATACTTGGTAACAACAACTGCTGTGTCAATCTTAAGACCGTTAGCAGACTTAGAGAGTCCAGAAGCGGTATCAAGTTTTGCGCTAAATGTTGAACCATTTAATTGAAGTCCATCACCAGCAAGGTATGTTCCAGCCCCTGAGAACTGTGTGAACGTTAACGCTGTAGTATCTAGTGTTATTGCATCATCTGTTGTAAGAACCCAACCAGTGTTTCCATTGGTTGTACCTTCTGATACGAAGGTAAACATTCCCGCTGTAACTTCTGCGCTTAGATTTGCGTCTGCTGCACGGTCTGGTGCTCCAGAAGCCTTAACAACATAAATGCCGTTTTCTGCGCCAGTTCCTTGATTCTTAACAAGAATTCTGTCTCCAGTAACAAGTGTTACTCCATCTACAACATCGCCGTTTTCAAACGATGATGCAAGAGTTCCAGCCACTGTAGTTGCTACACGAACTGATGCCTTAACATCTAGTCCACTTGCAGTTGCATCAACATAAGCCTTAGTAGCAATTGTTGTGGTATCAACTGTAAGTTCGCCACCACCTGAAAGTGATAGACCAGAACCTACGCTGAGGATGCCAGCGTTCTGTCCTTGGATACCCTGAACACCTTGGGAACCAGTGGTTCCTTGGGAACCAGTAGTTCCCTGTGAGCCTGTAGTTCCAGTTGTACCCTGCGTACCAGTAGTACCTTGAGAACCAGTGGTTCCTGTTGTACCTTGAGAACCAGTATTACCTGTGGTTCCCTGAGAACCAGTGGTACCAGTTGTACCTTGTGAACCTGTTGAACCAATTTCACCTTGGCTACCAGTTACACCTTGTGCACCTGTAGAGCCTTGAGCACCTGTAGTACCTTGGGAACCAATAATTCCCTGTGTACCTTGGCTACCTGTAGTGCCTTGGCTACCTGTAGTACCTTGGCTACCAGTGGTTCCTTGAGTTCCAGTAGTTCCCTGTGCACCAGTCGTACCTTGGCTTCCAGTTGTTCCTGTAGTACCTTGGGTTCCAGTAGTTCCTTGTGAACCTGTGGTTCCTTGGCTACCTGTTGTACCTTGTACACCAGCAATACCAACAGCACCATCTAAGTTGACAGACCATGATGAATAAGTTCCAGAACCAATGAACTTAACCTTATTAAAGATTAAAGTTCCAGCGCTATAAGAAGATACAATACCGTATTGAATATTGTTTACGTCATAGGCAACAACAATGTCTTGTCCTACAGAGTAATCTAAAACAATTGAAGCAGTAGTAATTGTTTGGCTACCGCTTGAGCCTAATGTAAATGATGTTGTAGAGGTAGAAGAGTATGTATCTCCAGCAAGACCGATTTCACCTTGGCTACCAGTTGTTCCCTGAGAACCTGTTGTACCTGTAGTTCCTTGAGTTCCTGTGGTTCCCTGAGAACCAGTAGTTCCTTGAGTTCCAGTAGTTCCCTGACTACCTGTAGTGCCTTGTGAGCCCGTTGTTCCTTGGCTACCAGTAGTTCCTGTTGTTCCTTGTGAACCAGTGTTACCTGTTGTTCCTTGAGTACCAGTTGTTCCTTGGGTACCAGTAGTACCAACTTCACCTTGCGCACCTTGCGCACCAATAGTTCCTTGTGAGCCTGTAGAGCCTGTATTTCCTTGTGAACCAACTGCACCTTGAGTACCAGTAGTACCTTGCGCTCCTGTAGTACCTTGGCTACCAGTAGTACCAGTAGTTCCTTGAGCACCTGTGGTTCCTTGGCTACCAGTTGTACCAGTTGTACCTTGGCTACCTGTAGAACCAGTAGTTCCTTGGCTACCAGTTGTACCTTGGCTACCAGTGGTTCCTTGGGTACCAGTGGTTCCCTGTGCACCAGTAGTACCTTGAGTACCTTGTGCTCCAGCAACACCAACTGCACCATCTAGGTTAACAGACCAAGATGAGTATGTTCCAGAACCAATAAATTTAACTTTTTCAAATACTAAAGTTCCAGCACTATATGAGGAAACAATACCGTACTGAATATTTGATACGTCGTATGCAACGACAATATCTTGACCTACTGAATAATCTAAAACAGTTGAGGCGGTAGTAATTGTTTGGCTACCACTTGCGCCTAATGTAAATGATGTTGTGGATGTAGAAGAATAAGTATCTCCTTGTCCACCTTGCGCACCTGTTGTTCCTTGCGCTCCAGTAGTACCTGTGGTTCCTTGGCTACCTGTTGTACCTGTTGTACCCTGAGAACCAGTAGTACCTGTAGTTCCTTGTGAACCAGTAGAACCTATAGCGCCTTGTGTACCTGTTGTACCTTGTGAGCCTGTAGTACCAGTTGTTCCTTGAGAACCTGTGGTTCCCTGTGAGCCTGTAGTACCTTGACTACCTGTAGTACCCTGCGCTCCGTCTGCACCAATGTAACCTGCAGTACCTTGCGCACCAGTGGTTCCTTGAGAACCTGTGGTTCCTTGTGAACCTGTGGTTCCTTGAGTTCCAATAGTTCCTTGTGAGCCTGTTGTTCCTTGAGAACCTGTGTTACCAGTATTTCCTTGTGTACCTGTTGTTCCCTGGCTACCTGTTGTTCCAGTAGTTCCTTGAGAACCAGTAGTACCTGTTGTGCCTTGAGAACCTGTTGCGCCTTGTGCACCCGTGCTTGTGTTAATCCAAGCAGTGCCATTCCATGAACGAAGATATCCAAGTGCTGTGTCAAAATAGATTTGACCAACGACTGGTGACGCGGGTGCTGAGGCTAAGTTTTGAACTCTTGCGTTTTGGAGTTCTAATTTATTTAAATCAATTGGGGTTAAAAACTTACGTGCCATTTATTTTATCTCCTTTAAGATAAATATGCTTTCCCTGAGAAAGCGGATGAGAAAGTGACCGTAAGTGAGACCGTATTAGTGTATGAAATTTCTCCCTCGTAAATGGTACCACCCGAATCTTGGACTGTAAGGTTAGGGTAAAAATTTAAATTATGATTTATTGTCCAAGTATTACTTGCCACTCCTTGGGTGTGGATATAGGCAACTCTGCCTACCGTAAAGTATTTGTTGGTAACACCTTCTGGTAAATCATCTGTGGTATCTAAAGCGGCTCCAGCAATAAGGTTTTCTACAGTTTGAAGGCTTACTCCAGTACCTTGAG